CTTTTGTAGTCATTTACGCCTCCTGTTTCACGTGTTTTGCGTACTCTTCTAGTGGCACACCAAGTTTTTTTGCAATAGCTACCTGTGAAGGTGTGAGTCTCACAGTGCGGCGCCCATTGGACGTTTTTCTGACAGCTGACGCAACTTTTTGCGTCGGCCTGTTTTGATCCTCAAATTTTTGAGGAAACTCTTTTCGTATTCTACGATCAATTTCATTATAATACTCATCTGACGATGCGTCAAATCCTTCTGCAACTAAATCGTCATGTAATGACATCGCAGTGTATGTCATGCCTTTATCTTTACCAAACCACTCATTTTCTTGAGCCCACTCTTGTGCTTTTGGATCTGGCTGTCTTGGCTGTTGTGCAGGTGCATCGATTGCTTCTTCAACCGTAGGAGCTTGTGTTCCTCCTTGTGCTTCTTGCTGCTCAAGTTTGTTTTTTCTAAGTCTTAGTCTTTCTTTTTCAATAGCTATTTGTGCAATTTTTTGTTGAGCTTCTACCTGTTTCTCAACATCACCTGTTTCAACGGCTTGTTTAAGAGCTGTATTTAATAAAGTTTCTGTTGATGCAATGCTTGCCTCATCAGATGAAACTCTTTCACGTGAAGTGTTAATGGTAGTAGCTTGTAAATTTTTATTTTCTGCTTGCACCTTTTTTGCATAATCTATCGCTGCTTGCTCACGTCTTTCAGCCTCTCTCATCTTACGAGTAAGTTTATCAATACGTCTTTTTACAGATTGTGAGTATTCTTCTAACTCCTCTTCTTTCTTTTCTTCAACTTTAGTTTCAACAACTGGTTCTGTAGGTTGCTCTACCTGAACCTCGTTTTCTTTTTTATCATCTTCTTTGAGCTCAATATCGACAGGATCACCTGAGGTATCTATTGGCACCATTTTATCTTGCTCTGATTGCACTTGTGGTTGCATAGACTTCTCCATGTTTATAGTATGTTAGCTGGCAATATATCTCTTGGATCATCAATAACAGCCAGTATTTCATCGTCATTAATAATCCTTAACTCACCACCATCTATCCTAATTCTAGAACCTGCATAGCGAGTAATCAATACCCAATCGTCCACTTTACACCATGGACCAGTAGGAAACTTTTCTTTGTCTTTGTAAGCATCAGGTCCAACTTTTAAAACCTTACAAATATTTGTTGTTAACTGAGATTCTTGTACAGTTTCATCTGTTAAATGAATACCTGATTTTGTTTTATTATCTAATTTTAGTGGAAATAATGTTATTCTGTAACCAGATGGGTTAGGAACTTTCTCAAGTTCTTTTTTCTGTTTTTCAACAGCTTTGCCATCCCATATGTGTTTTGGCACAATTAATTTACTCATCTTCTAGCTCCGTTTTTCTAAGCAGGTCCGTGAGTTCCTGTTCTTCTTGTTTAAGCGCTGCTAATTTACCAGTTAAATATTTATATTCTGACCAGTCTTTTGCAAGCCCTGTTAGTATAGACTCTTCTACTTGCTTTTGTCTAGTAATTAAATCTTTTTTGTAGGCTGTAAAAAAGTTTTCTAACCGCATGCCTTCATTTGTTCTGCCATGGCTTTGGCTCTGTTTGGTGTTTGCTTTGCCCACCGTGAGTCTAACATCTCATAACTAGCACCAATGTAATTCTTTTCACTTAGCGCTTTCCACATGTTACGGAACTTTGATACGCCGTTCTTACCTAACTGAAACACCATTTCTACAAGTATCTCCTGTGCTATTTCATCAATATCTGTGCAACTATGTTCTTCTTTGAGCTCTCTAGCTCCTTTTATTGCGTTTTGTAGATCGTCAAGTAGTATGTCCATTAAGAATTTTTCTTCATATTCTTTGTCATCTTCCCAAAAATCTTCTACGCAAAGATGTCCTACGCCTACAGTTCTCTTACCAAGTGTATCTAAGTAAACTTTATTACGATAGCCTTCGTGTTTCTTTACTGACTCCATTAATCTTTCTAAATTCATTATTTTTTTCTTATTACTTTTTGTAAAGTCCTTGCTTGTTTAGCGTGTAATTTAGATGCTTTTTTCAGTCCTTTGATTACTTTTTTGACTGCTCCACCTTTGCTTTTACCCAAAGCAATTTTTTTAGAAACCACCTCATAATCTTTGCCTTGTCTAAAACCTGTATTTTTTAATTGTTTTAATTTAGCGTCAGTAGCCAGAGTAAGTCCTTTAGGTTTTATTGATCCTTTAAATTTTATATATTTAGTTACCATTATTTCTTTTTAAACATTCCTATCGCACTAGATCCTGCCTTGATCCCAAAACTTGCAGAAATTGCAATGTAAAGTAGGTTGTGATAATACGACGGCAAATCCTGCAGTGCAATAAACCCTTGATGAACATGTTCTTGTAAGGGCGTGAATACTAAAACTGCTGGAAGTAGTAGGACAATTAATGCTACCTCATCTTTCCACGATCCTTTCATTTGATCAACGGCACTTTGTTCCCATGCAACTTTACCAGCTATCTGGTCTTCTTTAAGTTTCTGGGTTGCTTTAATTGTTGTAAGTTTTAATTCTTGTTTTGCTTTCTTTGTTTCTACAAAACCCTTGACGCCATCAGCGACGACGCCAAGTAAAGGTTTAGCAAGTAATTGCCACATAAATTCTATATTGCTCCTATAATCACGATTACAATTATAGCTACTATCGCAGCTTTAATCCAATCTTTCATTTTCCAATCAGACCATTCTTTCAAATGTGCCCATAGATCTTTTAGTAAGTTCATGCAAACCTCCTTTTTGTAAAGTGTTTTATTACTTTACGCCCTTGAAAGCAACTTTTTTGATTTGTTGCTTGCTTGTTTGCCCTTTTGGACCTGGACCTTTGTTATCTTTATAGACAAAAGGTGCAAAAGTTACAGCTGCGTCTGATGCAACGACAGTGTTAGGAAAAGGATTTTGTGTTTTAACTACTTCTGTTTTTGTTTTTTTAAAATTCATTAGTGTATCGTCGGTTTTACAAGTTCAATAAGATCAAGACCACCCTGATCAAATAATTTTTGAGCTTCTTTTGCATCAAGTTGTTCATAAAAAATAACTCTTGAGGCAGCCATCATAGCACCCGCCAAAAGTATACTATCTTCAGGCGTTTTACTATCATTTTTTGCAAAATGCATAAGTTTGTCAAAATATTCTGCTAATTTTAGCTCTGCGTTTATCATTTTTTATTGTTTTTGTTTATCTAAGTTAACATTTGCACGCAATTGTGCAATATCTTCGTTAGAATCTATTTTATCTTGCGCTATTTTTGCTTGTTGTTCAAGTTTTGCAGCGTCAAGTTCTAATTTTTGACTATCATTTTGTGCTTTTCTTTGAATATCTTGTGCTCTAAGCTGTAATTCTTGCTCTTTTAAAGAAATTAGTGGGTCTTGACCCTGTGGTTGCATGGCTTGTTGCTCTTCTACAAACATTTCACTAATAAAATTACTAACTTGATCTGCAACTTGTACTTCAACTTGCTTTTGAAACTCCATTTGTAGCTCTGGTGGTATTTGTCCACCGTATTTTTGTGCTTCTTGTTCTATCACTTGGTTCATTTGTGCCTCAACTTGCTCTCTAGCTAGTAAAGAAACGTGTTCCATAACATGTGCTTGTAGCAAGGTGCTAGCTTGTGGGTTGGATCTAACCAATAATGACGACATAAATACTCTGTGTGCCTCAATATGTTGCTGATGTGCTTGTCCTCTGAAGGCAATTAGCTTCTTACCCATTAAAGCATCAGAGTTTTCTAAACCAGGATCTTTTGGTGCGTCTGGTTTAGGCACAGGTAATATAGCATCAATATCCTTTACTCCTAAAGCTTGATACATTCTTTTGTAAGCTTCATATAAATTATGTTGGTTAGGATCTGATTGTGCCATTTGTAACTGTGTCTGTGCAAGAGTTACACGTTGTGACATAGAAAAAATATTTGGATCTGAGACAGGCATAATATCAACACGATCATCAAAGTCTCCTGATTTAATACTTGGAACTGCATTTTTTCCAACGCTGTACGGATACATCGGTGAATAAAATTCTTTAAATACTTTTGCTAACAAATTAAATTCTATCTTTTGTGCATAATGTAATCTTTTATGTATCGCACTCATTACTCTTGAGCCACGCTCAATAAGTGCCATTGTGGTACCAACAGGTGCATTAGCTGCAACACTATCACCAATCTTTTGATCAGCAATTGTGGCAAATCTTTGACCAGCTTGAACTACAAACCCTAACAATTGAAATAACGTAGCGTCTGCTCCTTTATATGGTAAAGGCATAAGACCTGCACGTAAGTCGCCACTTGGTGCATCAACATCTCTAAACTCACCAGGTTGTATTGGATTATCATCGTCGCGAATTCGTAATCCTCTTGCTTTAAATCCTGCTGGCAAATTAGCTAATGTTCCTGCATCTAGCAATTGTCTTAAAGCTGCAGTTGCTGTTCTAGATAAACCACCAAGCATATGTATTAATCCAAAACCATAAAACCCTAAACCTGGTAAAAACTTGTAATGTACAAAGTATTGCTTCTTTTTCTTTAATGTGTCTTTTTCATCATAGTTTCTATAAATTGATAAAACTTTTTGTGAACCTTCATCAATTGTTACGATGTATGGTAATTTTATTCCATCGTCATCTTCGAAACCTGGTAAGTCAAGTTCACAATGAATTTCTAATAAAGTATAATTATCATTACTATATCCGCTGCCAGTAGGTTTCACTCCATCTAATTTATTTACTGCCTCCTGTATTTGACTGTTAGGTTGTTCTGTTTGTTCTTTTATTTCAACATCACTGTAAAAACCTTGCACTTGTAATTTTCTTATTTCATTTTCATTTCTTCTAAGAACATGCGTAATTCTTTCTGCACTTGCAAGATCTGTTGCAGTGTATGGCACAACAACATCTTCACTTGGAACAAATTTTGATACCGCTCTATCCAAAGTAGAATCAAAATAAATTTTTTTAAACGACGACCCAGAAAGCGGTAGGTAAAAAAGCATTTGATCTAAATCAGGATCAAAATCCTCCATCACGTGCATGATTTGATAATTCATAAACTCTTGCACACGTTGCGCCTGTTCCTCTTTTTGTTGAT